GCATTGTTCAATACATATTTTGCTCCAGTATTAAGCAAACCAAACTTTGCTACAATAGAAAGTATCTTTGGCGAAAATGATACAGGCGTGTCAGGATATGTTGTTGATGTAATTTCATCAGGCGACGAAGTTGGTGCAGGAGACACTATTATTATTAGAAAATCAACTAGTGACGGAACATACTTACCGGAACCTAACAGTTATGATACACTTATAAAAGGTGGCGCATTAAACTACAGCACAGCAACAGGTATATCTGCAGCTGATATTAATATTGATGGTGACGGATTTGTAACTCCAACTACAAGTGCAGGTCCAGAAGAATTAGTTCCTGGACAAGTACTTGATACACTAGATATTAAAGTTTACGAAAGACCGTCAGACGGAAGCAGTAAAATTACAAGTAGAAACTACACTGGCGATGGAACAACTACTGTGTTTAATTTTGGATCAGAACTAATCCAGCAAGATAGTTTATTTGTAAAAATAAATTATGCTGTAATTGCAAGCACTGAATATACAATAGACTATGATGCCAAAACAATTACATTTAATACTGCACCAACAGTTGGATCTAAAATACATCTTGCAGTACTAGGAGTCAGCGGATCAAGTATTATAGACATTGATAGTTTCATAGCAGACGGAAGTACAGCAAGATTCTTAACCAATGTAAGATTTGATGCAGACTTACAATCTGTAATTACATTGAACGGACAAAAATTAGAAAATGTTGTTGTAAAAAGTAGAAAACCAGATGGCATAAGTGGTAATGCACTAATTAAATTTGCTACACCGCCTGCGGCCGGAAGTGTTATAAATTTTGCATTCTTTGAAGGTGCAACTACACAAAACTATAGTGAAGTAGGTATACAAAACTTTACCCTAGATGGATCTACACTGTCATATACATTAACCACAACTCCGTTTACTGCTACACCGACTCCGTGGCAAACTATAGTAAAAGTAAATGATACAATATTAAATGCAGGATACACACAAAAGTTTACTATGACAGCTGCAACTAGAGAATATCAATTAGATAATTTCCAAATTCTGCCTGGATCAGTTAACAACAAAGGAATACAGGTTTTCTTAAACGGTAAGAAATTAACCTACTTACAAGATTGGACATTTACTGGCGCATCTAGTTCTGCAGGAAGTAGTATAGTTAGAATTAAAACTGCCGTTGGTCATGCTACTGGAGACATACTTGATGTGTATCTAGTCAATGACGGACAGTATGCATTTGGTTACGTTGATGCAGGAGGAGAATTTGTTGACACTCCTGATACAATTTATCTTGACACAGCATACAACGAAAATGATGTGCTTACAGTTTATCAATTTAGTAACCATGATAGTCAAGGCTTTGAAAGAAAACAATTAGATGTAATTTCTAGAGTGACTATTACTCCTAATACAGAAGACTGGTATAAGTTTAATCACTTAACAGCTGGACTTATTGAATTGTCTTCCCCAGCTATTGACGCTGAATATGTTTGGATTACAATTAATGGACAGTTATTATTACCAAGTATTCAATATAGAGTAACACCTAATAAAAAATATGTAAAAATTGATATTCCTATTGCACAAAATGATGTAGTTGAATTAATACATTTTGCAGAAACACAATCAATAAACAAATATGGTTGGAGCCAATTTAAAGATATGCTTAACCGTACTCATTACAAACGTTTAGATGATACTGCTGGTATAAAACTAGTTGCAGATTTAAATTGGTACGATCAAAAAATTACAGTAAGTGACGGAAGCACATTGCCTATACCAGATACAAAAAGTAGTGTTCCGGGTGTAATATTTATAGACGGTGAAAGAATTGAATATTTTGTAAGAAATGATAATGTTTTAAGCCAACTAAGACGAGGCACTTTAGGTACAGGTGTAAAAGATAGATATGTTGAAGGTACTACAGTATTTAATAGTGGACTAACATCAGTAATGCCATATAAAGATGAAATACTTACAACACAATTTATAGCAGATGGTACTACAAATACATATAGTTTAGACTTTGTTCCTAATAATATTAATGAGTTTGAAGTATTTGTAGCAGGTAAGCGTATGCGTAAATCAGCACTTAGCAGTTATTCGCTTCCAAACCCAGTATATCAAGACAGTCCAGAAGGTGATGTTCAACTTCCGGCAGAGTTTAGTGTAAACGGTTCTACACTAACATTAACAGCAACCCCAACAGAAAACGTTAAGGTAACGGTTGTAAGACGTAGCGGTATAATATGGTCGAATCCAGGTACTCAACTGAGTAAAGCAGATTCTGACATAGCTAGATTCTTACGTGACTCAACAGTTGACTTGCCGCGATAAATACAACAGCAGGATGTATAACAAATGACAGATAAAATGAATGAAAATAGTGGTGTACTACTACAAGGACACATAAAAATACATAATCCAGAAACTGGAGAAGTAATAGTTGATAAGCGCAATGCTATTCACTATGAAAATATGAGCATAAGCCTAGCAGAAAGTATAGGAAATGCAGGTACGGGCTGGATTTATCAAATGGGATTTGGAAACGGTGGCACAAGTGTTGACGACACCGGAATAATAACCTATCTAACACCTAACAGTACAGGCACAAATGCAAGTTTATATAACGAAACATTTACTAAAGTCGTTGATGATCGAAGTGTAAACAATCTTGATCCTGCTAGAAACAAGATTGAAACAAGACACGTCAGCGGAACGAATTATACAGATGTACTAGTAACCTGTTTGTTGGATTACGGTGAACCAGAAGGTCAAGACGCATTTGATACTGCAACTAATTCAGAAAGTTTATATGTTTTTGACGAATTAGGATTAAAAGCATACAGTGCTTCAGGAACAGGTAGATTACTTACTCATGTAATTTTCCATCCTGTACAAAAGTCATTGAACAGACTGATACAAATTGATTATACTGTTAGAGTACAGAGTTTAACAGGTTTTAACGAGGGATAATTGAATGCCATATACAATACAATTTACTGATAGTAACGAAAACAATCCCATAACAATTGAAGATCAAACTATCAATAATGATACAAGTTTACAGTTACCAGGAAAAAATAGTGTTGGATACGGCTCGGCAATTAATACTGACTTACTACACTTATTAGAAAATTTTGCAGCACCAACTGCTCCAGATAGACCAATCGAAGGACAATTATGGTATAACAGTTCGTCAGAACAATTATTAGTATATGATGGCACGATTTGGGTTCCAAGTGGTGGACTAAAGAAAAGTACAACACAACCTGATGCTGTTAATTCACTAACTGGTGATTTATGGGTTGATACAGATAACCAACAATTATACTTGTATAGTGGTAGTGGTTGGATACTAGTTGGCCCGCAATTTAGTGATGGTCTAACAACTGGTGCTGTACCAAATACAATTATTGGTCAAGATAATGCAGAAAATACAGTTATTGAAATTCAAGTTGCAGCAAATATTGTTGCTATAATTGCTTTTAGTGAGTTTACTCCTAAAGCAACAATTACAGGATTTACAGGAGCACCTATACGTCCAGGTATTAACCTTGCAAGTAGAGATACAGACGGTGATGGAATTAACAATGTTAAGTTCTACGGTATTGCTGAAAAATCTGAAAACTTAATTGTAAACAATTTAAATTGTAAACAATTTAGCTATTCCAGCAGGAAACTTCTTAAGAGGCGATGCAGAATCAACTACTACTAATCCATTAAACATTCAAAACAATAGTGGTATAGCATATGGTATTAATGCAGAACTAAACATTGGGATTGAAGGTAGTGCTGGTGTAATACAGCATAATATTGAAGGTTCTAATATTGATTTTAGAGTTAGAAATGCTGGAAATAGTAATACTGTGTTGCGAGTTGATTCTAGTTTAAGAGTAGGCATAAACAACGAAGCACCAGACGAAGCATTAGACATAACAGGAAATGTATTAGCAAGTGGTATTATCAAAACAAATTCAACTACAGAAAGTACAACTATCAGTAACGGAAGTATTATTGCTAAAGGCGGTATTGGTGTTGCTAAAACATTAAATGTTGGTGAAAATATTACAGTACAAAAGGCAATTACACTAGGTAACAATGACTTAGTAGTAGATACAGCCGCAAGTGACTTAATTTTACCTGATCTTAATAATGCTAGAAATATAGGTACATCTGCTTTAAAATGGCGTAAAGTTTACGCTACTACATTCTTAGGAAACTTAGAAGGACAAGTTAGCGGTAACGTAAGTGGTAAAGCAGGTAGCGCAGATAAACTTACTTCTGCAACTACATTTAGAATGACAGGTGATGTTGAAACAGTTGAAAAAAGTTTTGACGGCCAAACAGGCGGCGGCGTAAAAGAATTTGCCTTAACAGTTAAAAACACTATTGTTAGTGGTAAAGAATTAGTAAACAACAGTTTATCTAATGATGAATTTTTAATTGATAGAACAAGTGGTGATAACACAGGTTTAAAAAGAGTAACTAGACAAACATTATTCCAAGCAATAAGCGGACTTACACCAATCGGTAGTATTATGCCATATGCTGGAAATGCAGAACCAGCAGGTTGGAAATTTTGTAATGGCCAAGAATTAAGTACTGGAATTTATAACCAGTTATTCCAGTTAATTGACTATAATTACAAACCACAAATTGAAGTTACAGCTGGTTACTTTTCTGTACCAGATCTAAGAGGTAGATTTCCAATGGGTAGTGCTGTTATGGGAGGCACATCGGTTCCAGGAGCAGAAACAACAAGAGTTAATACAGTAAATTCACAAACATTAGGAGCAGTAGACGGAACTGGATCTAAAACTATTGGAGTTGATAACTTACCAGAACACCAACATGATTTAAAAGCACCAGATGGACAACAGTTTTTTGTACATCGTGAAGTTGATGGTCGAGGAGTTATTCCAACTGACGCACAACCAAGTAGTTTACAAACGGGTGCTGAAGATTTATCACAAAGATTTGGATCAAGTGGAGATGTTGCTATTCCGTCAGGTAGCGGATTTAGCGAAGTTGGTGCACCGTTAGATATAACTAATCCGTACCAAACAATTAATTACATTATCTACACAGGAGTCACAGGATCATGAGTTATAAAATAAACAAAACAGATGGGACTTTGTTAGTAGAACTTACCGATGGAATAATAGATATTACATCTACAGACATTACACTAGTTGGACGTAACTATAAAGGATTTGGTGAAGCATTTAACGAAAACTTTGTAAAAATTATTGAAAATTTTGCTTCTTCAAGTGCTCCTAGCAATCCTTTAGAAGGACAGCTATGGTATGATACTAGTGATGACCGATTAAAGATATATAATGGCACAAGTTTTACAACTTCAGGTTCACCTACAGTTAGTGCAACACAACCAACAAACCCTGTAGCAGGAGATCTATGGATCGACAACAGTGAAAAACGTCTTTCAATGTATGATGGCACAGTTTGGACTATAGTAGGACCGCAATATAATGCAGTACAAGGTAAAACTGGACTTGAAGCTGTTACAATGGTAGATACAAGTACACAAACAAGAACAGTTGTAGCTTTATATGTCGGCGGAGTACTTGCTGGATTTTATAGTAGATTTGCTTTTACGCCAGCCAATGCATATGCAATTGCTCCGTATGCAGTAGGACGAGAAATAAAAATAGGATTTAATCCCGTAGACACAGCTGCATTTAAATATCACGGAACTGCTACTAATGCAGAAAACTTAACAGATGATGCCGGAAACACTTTTAGCTCAATTGATTTTGTAAGAACTAATGAACGAGATGGAAGTAATGCAGTAGTTGACCAACAAATGGAAGGTGGATTATTTGTAAAAGGAGATAACGGAGTATCAGTAGGATTTGGCGATAGTAAATATGCTTCTTTTAAAACAATAGACAGCGGCACAACAACTACAATTGAATTAAGTCAATTAAATTACGATTTTTCAATACGTGTTCCTCAAGGAAACGACTATATTGAAGCACTTACATTAGATACTAGTACACAACGCTTTGGATTATATCAAAATACTCCGACAGCTACACTTGATGTAACTGGAGACGGAAAATTTAGTGGAAATTTAACTGTAGGCGGAAATATTACAGTTGAAGGAAGTACTACATACCTTAATACAGAGACTATGAGAGTACAAGATCCTAACATTGAACTTGGAATACAAGACGATAGCACAGAATTAAATGATACAGGAGTTGATGGTGGAGGTATAACCTTAAGATCAACAGACGGCAGTAAAGATATTCACTGGGTAAACAGTACAGGTAACTGGACTTTTAACCAAAATATTGATTTAATCCAAGGAAAAGAATACAGGATAGAAAATGTACAAGTCTTATCTAAAACTAAATTAGGTGATACTGTTGCTACTGCTAATGGATTAACAAGTATAGGTACTTTGGGTTCGTTAAGTGTAACAGGTAATGGAGCATTTGGAAGTATTAGTTCACCCGGAGCATTAAATATTAGCTCAACTGGTGATATAACAATTAATAATCAAAAAATTACAGGACTAGCAACACCTACTAATAATACTGATGCAGCTACAAAAGCATATGTTGATAGTGCTACAGCCGGAACAGACATAGCATTTGCACTAGATATTACTGGACTAACAACTCCAAATGGTGCTGGAGTATCAAATGGACCAATAACTGATGTGAGAAATATTTTAGAAAGCATTTCTCCAGCAAATAGTACAAGAGAAAATGCAATAGCAAGAATTCATTGTACAAGTTATGCAGGAGCAACAGTAACAGGAATCGGTATTAGTGTAACTACAGATGCAACTGGAACACTACAAAAATCTAGTATAGCAGTTGATGCTGCAGGAACACAAAACGAAACAGTAATACAAGATATTGCGGCTGCGAACACAGCTTCGGGTAATATTACACTTACTCCGAGCAGATATACAATGGTATTTACTGTAACAGGAGCAACTTGGACATTTACAAGCACAAGTAATTATCCGTAGGTTACGATAAATACTATTAACAACAAAGGGTTATAAAAACTATGGCGTACACAATTAACACATATAACACTAATCAATTAACCGTAGTACAAGACGGGACAATTGATCAGACTACAGACATTAAGTTAGTTGGTAAAAACTATGCAGGGTATGGTGAGATACAAAACGAAAACTTTGTATTCTTATTAGAAAACTTTGCTGGCGGCAACCAACCACCTAGAGCTATTACAGGGCAAATTTGGTTTGACACTGTAAACAGCAAACTTAAATTTTACGATAGCACAAAATGGCGCACAACTGGTGGCGCTGAAATTAGTGCTACTGCTCCAGCAGGCCTAGCTACAGGTGATTTTTGGTGGGATACAGGAAATGAACAACTAAAAGTATATAATGGAACTGACTTTGTACTAGTTGGTCCACAAGATGCAGGTGCTGGTATTACACAAATGCAAAGTGCTAGTGTACTAGATACCGGTGCTGTTGCAAGATCAGTTATAAAAGCTACTGTGAATGACGAAGTAATTTTTATTATTAGCCCAAGTGAATTTACTATTGACTCAACTGATTCAGAAAACGCCATTTCTGGATTTGATATTGTACGTGCAGGTGTAACTCTTAAAAATACAACAAATGCAACAGCAGGTGTAACAAGCGGAAGTCAAAGATTTTGGGGAACTGCTTCTAACGCATTAAAGTTAAATGGTATTGATGCAAGTAATTATGTGCAAGCTAATCCAGGAAACCCAACTGTATTTTCAGAGCTTACAAACTTTCAAACTGATTCAGGAATTGCAATTGGTCAAGGGCTTGATTTAAAGATCTTTGTTGAAAACGACAACCAAGGTGTTATTAGTAATTCACAAGGTGACGAAATACGTTTTAGAGCAAAACAAACTGGTGGTGTTGTCAAAAATATTGTTACAATGGAGCCAGGCAAAATTAAACCAGGCTTAAATGCAGCAGCAACAGGAGTTGAGTTAGTTGATTTAGGTAGTACTACTGAAAAATTTAATGCAGTTTATGCAACTAACCTCTACGGAACATCAGAAAAAGCATCTGCACTAATAGTTGGCGGAAGCGCACGATCTGGTGCAGTAGACTCAACAGGTACTGGTACAGGTAACAGCGTTGCAGTAAGAGATAGTTCAGGAAATTTAAATGCAGTACTTTTCCAAGGTACAGCAACAAGTGCAAGATATGCTGATTTAGCAGAAAAATATTCAACAGCTAAAGATTTAGCTCCAGGAACAGTAGTATGCGTTGCTACTACAACAGAATACGAAGTAGAACCTGTACGTATTGGTGCAACAGCAATTGGAGTTGTGTCAACAGATCCAGCTGTAATGATGAATAGTGATGCTGAAGGACAATATATTGGTCTAAAAGGAAGACTACCAGTTAAAGTTATAGGATCAGTCAACAAAGGCGATAAAGTGTACGTTGACGACGGCGGTTGTGCAAGCACAGCAGTAAATGGTGGTTCACTAGTTGGTATAGCTTTAGAATCTAGCACAGATGAGTCAGAAAAATTAATTGAGTGCGTTTTAAAAGTATAAATATATACGTACTTATTATAGAGGAAAGATAATGGCAGTAACAGTTGGAACAACTATAGGCGAATCAGAATATACTACTCTGCGTAGTAAAATGCTAACAGTTATGAGTACACCATCCGGAACAGGAACAGCCGCGGCAGGATATTTACAAGCAACAACAGCTCCAGCAGTTAGTCCAGGTGACAAAATTACAGCTGCACAATGGAACGCAGTAAAAGATGACATCACAAAAGCATTTACACACCAAACAGGTGCAGCACCAGCTGCTCCAGCCTTAGTTACAGTTGATACAGATACTGGTATAACAGCTGCAATACACAATGATTATGAAACTGTTGCAAACTTTATTGCAAACGATGCAAATAGATTTAGTTTAGGATCAGGACAGAGTTCAACAGAATCTGCAAGGTCTAGCAGTGCTACTAATTGGAACGGTACAATTATACACGATGTTACATTTACATGGGCAAGTGCCAATGATGCAAAAGCATTTTTTAATTCAGGTAGTTATATAAGAATGAGTTCAACACTTTCTTATACAGGTAGCGAAGCAAAAACACTACAATGGAAAAACATGTTGTCTGACTCTAGTGTAATAGCACTTAATCATATAAGTGCTTACAAAGAAACTGGTACAAGTGGTACAATTAGCAACAATGATGGCTTTTATGATATTGACAGCACAGAGCGTGAACTATATGTACAAGATAATTCTGCAAATCCTTATTCAGAGAACAGATATAAAATTATGGCAAGATCTATTACTAATGGATTACGTATAAGACTATTATACGAAGATAATGATGTTGGTGATCAAACTGGGTCAGGCCCAGCAGTTGACGAAAATGTTGCAGGCACGCTAACTAGCGCATTTTCACTAGTACGTGCTACAGGAGCAGCAGTTGAAGTAGCAGCACCTACTATTGCTACTGGCGGCACAAATACTTTCACATAATACTTGACAAACTAGTAGTTTTAGTATATACTATAACAGTATACACAAGGAGATCCTATGGACGAACGACTAGAAAAAGCTCTAGAATTTTCTAATTTTTTAGAAACACAAAACAATCAAAAGCGTATCTTTTTAGAACAATATAAGAATAACTTAATCCATTATGTAAACGGAAATAAAATTTCTGTAACTATGGAATTGATTACTTTTTGTAAAAGTATGATATTACTAGATCAAGAATCAATAGTTTTACTAGATGATAATAATACCCCCTTTGATGTACAAGACCTAAAAGAATTCACCCGTGAATTATTAGGTGTTTATACATTTGCATCTAGAAAATACTTATATGATTATAATAAAATTAAAAATAATAGATCAGTTGAAGGATTAACTAATCTATGAAACAGGGTGTAATTTTATTTGCATTTAACAATAAACAAATTGATTATGTAAAGCAGGCTGTTTATTGTGCAAAACGTATAAAAAAATATCTCAACTTGCCGGTGCAGTTAATTACAGACAACGAAGAATACCTTATAGATGCATTTCCGTTCTACAAAAACTATATAGATATAGTTACTCCTAGTACAGCACCGACTGCTTCAAGAAAAACATTTTATGACGGTATATACTCAAACAGAGGTAAACTAGAATGGAAGAATAGTGCAAGAGATTGTGCATTTGATTTAACAGAATTTGATCAAACACTAGTACTAGATACTGATTTGTTGATCAGTAATGATAAACTATTAACTTGTTTTAACACCCCAGAAGATTTTATGATTGCAAATGATTATAATCTAGTTAATGAAAATACTCTAATAAATTTTGATAGAGTAAGCGATAAAACCATACCAATGTACTGGGCAACTATTTTATATTTTACAAAAAGCACTACAGCAAAAACAGTTTTTGATTTAGTACAACATATTAAAGACAACTATGAATATTATAGATTAGTCTACGATATTACAGAAACAAAATTTAGAAATGATTATGCATTCAGTATAGCAGTACATATGATGCGTGGGTTTGTTGAAGATAGTAATTGGCCTTTACCGATACCCGGTGATATGTGGGTATCAACTGATAGAGATATACTTATAGATATCAAAGATGATAGTATACAATTATTAGCACGACGAGATTACGATTATATTTCTACAAAATTGACAGATGCTACTACCCATGTTATGAATAAATTTAGTTTAGATAGATTTATTGACAAGGAGTTTGCTAATGAGTAACGGTATTTGTTTAGTAGCACAAAATAATACTAAAACTGACTATGTTAGACAGGCTTATGCACTAGCATTAAGTGTACTTGCTAACAATCCAGATACAAACATAAGTTTAATTACAAATGATGATGTTTGTAAAAAATACACTAGTGTATTTGATAAAATTATTCCGATTCCTTGGGGCGATCTATCTTCAGAAAACGAGTGGAAAATAGACAATCGTTGGAAAGTGTATCACGTAACTCCGTACAAAAACACAATTGTAATGGATGTAGATATGCTAGTGTTAGATAGTATTAATATAATGTGGCAAGACATAAAAACTCCACCTTCATTATTGTTTACTAAAAACGTTAAAACTTACCGTAACGCTACTGTAACTTCTAGATACTATCGACGAGCATTTGACGATAATAATTTACCTGATGCATATTCTGGAGTTTATCAGTTTAGTAAATGTAATCAAACAAGAACATTCTTTGTACTATTAGATGTTATTATGCAAAATTGGCAAACTTTCTACAATAAATTTGCACCAAATAGTAAGCAAAACTGGTGTAGTGTAGATTTAAGTGTAGCAATAGCATTGAAAATTTTAGATATGCAAGGATACTGCTTAGATAAAAGTCGGTTAACATTTACACATATGAAACCTCAGTTACAAAATTTATATAATCCGCCTATAAAATGGATGGATGCATTACCAGTTGAGTTTGGAGACAACGGCATATATATTAATGGATACAAACAATCAGGTATATTGCACTATGTCGAAGATGAGTTTTTAACAGACAATATGTTAGCATGGTTAGAGGAGAAAGTGTAATGTTTTATATTCATTATAACGAAGACGGAGATATTATCTCAGTTGCTAATCACAATAATGCTACTTTGTCTATACCTACTACTAAGGAACTGTATGATGATTTTTCGTTTGGTAAAAAACATTTTCATGAATACAAAATTATTGAAGATGTATTCATTAAAGGAAAAATGCATGTTGTTCCTACTATATTTGACTTTAATACAGATATTAAACACAAAACGGGTATAATAGAATTAGCAGACGTTTGTGATAGTGGAATTCAAATTGTACAAGAAAGTAACTCCTGGATAGTAAATAACTTTATAGATTATTTTACAATAACTAAACTATCTATAAGTGAAGGACATATAACAGAATATTATATTGTAGATCCAAACAACCGATTTATATTATTAGATAAATTTAGTCTTGATTTAAAAGATATTGCAATGAAGAAACAAACAATAATTAATAACACTGTTAAGAATAAAAAAATATCTATAATTACTCGAAGTAGCACTATACCACATGTACACACAATAGGATTAAACAATGAAAATAATTGATTACGATATTATATATTTAAGTTATGATGAACCTAATGCAGAAAAAAATTATGCAGATCTTCTTACTAAAGTGCCTTGGGCAAAACGTGTACATGGAGTAGAAGGTTCAGATGCTGCTCACAAAGCCTGTGCAGAAATATCAGAAACTGATAGATTTATTACAGTAGACGGCGACAATATTATAAGACCTAGTTTCATACAGCAAAACTTAGATTTATCAAAAAACGATGATTTAAAAACTAGTGTAATTAGCTGGTGTGGCAAAAATGTAATCAACGGGTTAATGTACGGCAACGGCGGACTCAAATGTTGGCCTAAAGAATATGTGCTGAACATGCGCACACACGAAAATGCAGAAGAGAATAATGTAGCTGCACAAGTAGATTTTTGTTGGGATCTAAAATATATACAACAAAATAGTTGTTATAGCGATGTTTACAATAATGAAACACCACAACAGGCATGGAGAGCAGGATTTAGAGAGGGTGTCAAAATGGCACTTGACCGAGGAGCAAAACCTACCAAAGAAGAATTCCTTAAAGGTCATTGGAAAAATTTACACAGGCTTTGGATTTGGTTAACTGTAGGCGCAGATGTTGAAAATGGTCTTTGGGCAATTTACGGCGCTAGAGAAGGTTTATATAAAACAATGTGTTCTGACTGGGACTTTGTAAATGTGAGAGATTTTGAATATCTTAATAATATGTGGAATGAAAAACAAGATTCATCCTCGAATGAATTAATAGAGGCAATTGAAGTATTAGGTGCTGCATTAATTAATGAACTTGAACTTCCGATTTCACAAGCTCCACTAGATCAACAGCAAAGTAAATTTTTTAAAACAGTATATCAAAATCCTAGCAGAAACCCACAGCAACAGTTTGTTATTGATCCAGAATGAATATAGATAGTTTACCGTCAGTTAAAAAAGAATTAGATAGTATAGGCAAAGGAATGTGCTTTGCAAAATGGTCTCAAGTTACTATACATCTTGGAGCAGGTATAACACATAGCTGTCATCATGTAGGTGCTCATAAAATTCCTTTAGATGAATTAGCAAAAGATCCAGGTGCTCTACATAATACAAGCGAAAAAAAGCTACGTAGAAAAGAAATGCTTGCAGGAAAACGCCCAGTTGAATGTGATTATTGTTGGCGTATTGAAGATAATACAAAAGAATATAGTGACAGAGTGTTAAAAAGTTCATCACCTTGGAGTCAAGTTGATAAAGATGTCATAATGACAAGCACAGGCGACGAAAACATTTATCCAAGATACGTAGAAGTAAGTTTTAGTAATGTTTGTAACTTTAAATGTTCTTATTGTGGTCCGGCATTTAGTAGTAAATGGACAGAGGAAATAAAAGCAAAAGGTCAATATCAATTATTTACTAAAGGATACAATGGAATAAAAGATCATGAGATTCCTTATACTAATAAGGAAGAAAATCCTTATGTTGAAGCATTTTGGAAATGGTTTCCTGATGCTGTTACTCATATGCATATTTTTAGAATTACAGGAGGCGAACCCCTGTTAAGTAAGCATACGTTTAAAGTAATTAACTATTTATTAGAGAATCCGCAACCTAACTTAGTTTTTGCTATTAATTCTAATGCTTGTCCGCCGAATGATATATGGAAGAGATTTGTAAAACTGATTAAAAAACTTGAAGATACAGGCAGTGTAAAAAGATTTGATTTTTTTACAAGTGCTGAAAGTTATGGTGAACAAGCTGAGTATTCTAGAGACGGCATGGATTGGAAGTTATTCGAAGATAATATTAATTATTTTTTAGAAAATAATAATTCTAATATTATTATAATGAGTGCATTTAATATCCTTAGTTTACCTACACTCAATAGTTATCTTAGATTTGTGAATTCATACAAACGAAAATTTGGAAGTAAGCGTATAACAGTAGATTTTGCATATGTCCGTCATCCAGAATTTTTAGATATTAAAATAGCAACACCAAATCTAATTGACAAATATTTAAAACCTTGTATAATATACATAAAAGAAATGTCACGTTTTTCTCAGTTCGAATATTTAAAATTTAATCGTATATATGAAGATTGTTTATCTTTACTAGATAAAGACACTGATGTAAGTTTAGATAGATTAAGATTTTATCAATTTATTAAAGAATATGATTCTAGACGTGGCAAAAATTTTATACAAACCTTTCCTGAATATAAAAATTTTTTAGAAATGTGCAGAGGTAAAGATGTTTGACATTGCATTTATTAGTTATAACGAAAAAGAAGCAGACGTTAATTGGAAAAAATTAAAAGATAAATTTCCTTATGCCAAACGAACACACGGTGTAAAAGGTATACATCAAGCGCATATACAAGCTGCGAAAACAGCGTGTACAGAAATGTTTTTTATTGTTGATGCAGATGCATACGTTGTAGAAGATTTTGATTTTAGTTATATTCCGCCAGTAAATTATAGAGATGCTGTACACGTATGGAGAAGCCAAAATCCTATAAATGGATTAATATATGGATATGGAGGAATAAAACTATTTCCAAGAAATGCAACTATTAATATGGATACTAGTAAACCAGATATGACTACTAGTATTAGTGACAACTTTGTGCTTATGAACGATATTAGTAATACTACGGCATTTAACGTTGACGAGTTCAGTACTTGGCGTAGTGCGTTTAGAGAGTGTACAAAATTAGCAAGTAAAATTATTGACAGACAAAATGAGGAAGAAACAAATGAAAGATTACAAATTTGGACAACAGTGGGAGGAGATGCTCCCTTCGGCGAATATGCTATTAAAGGTGCTATTGCTGGCAGGAAGTACGGGCTTTCTAATGGCGTTGATCTGGGGTTAATAAACAACTTTGAATGGCTAAAGGAACAATTTGATGCAGACGTTTGAATTATTAGATAGATTAGAATTATTGTATTCTGACAACAGCAATCTATCTGATCTGCGTAGGCTTTATATCGATAATGATTTAAGTAGTTTGTTTAGATTAACCAACGGTGACGAAGAATTACGTAAAGCAGTTATTGAAAAAAATATGCATAGTATTTTTAGATTAGTAGACGGAAATATTTCAGGAGATATCGAAGATTTAAGAAAGGCAGTAGTTGAACAAAATTTACATAGTTTATTTAGATTAATACAAGGCAATGATGATATTCGTAGTGCAGTAACAGAAGAAAACTTACACAGTATTTTTAGATTAGTTGACGACGAAGATTTAAGAAAACTTGTATTAGAAGACAACAATTGGAAACTTTGGCCTATACTTGATAGATATGTTGACACACAATTTACAGCAGCGTTCAAAAGTTTTTTTGTTAATAACACAGAAATATGGAATGATTGTTTCAGTAGAGGACAATTACAAAGTAAATTATGGTTAGTGCATGAACTTAAAAAATGTAATGTAGATCTCGGCACTGTGTTTTTGTGCGCAGGATGGTATGCTACGCTTGCTACAATGTTATTTGAAAGTAACATTAAGTTAGATAATGTTAGATCTTTTGACGTTGATCCAAGTTGTGTAGATATAGCAGAAGTATTTAACAAGCCTTGGTTTGTAGATCAATGGCGATTTAAAAGTATTACACAAGATATAATGGATATTAACTACAACGAGCATACGTGGCAGTATTGGAGTAACGCAAACAATAGAATGAGTTATCCAATTACAGATAGTCCTAATACTATTATAAACACAAGTTGCGAACATATTGAAAACTTTACAGAATGGTATGCTAAGATTCCAGATGGTAAATTAGTTATATTACAAAGTAACAATTTCTTTGAAGTTGACGAACACGTGAATTGTAGTATTGATTTAGATGATTTTAGTAGACAAACACCATTAAATAGTGTATTATATAGTGATAGTCTTCAATTAGAGAAGTATACAAGGTACATGCGAATTGGAATTAAATAATTTATCAGTCAGAAGGTTACAGCAAGAAAGTGCTAGAGCACTAAGTACTATGCAAGCAACTAATAATAACATTTATCAGTTTAACAAACTAGCACACCATAATAGTCAAAACTGGTATAAAGCTGTAATTGATTGGTATGTAGAGCAATATGGTGACTTGCCAAGCAAAGTTGGCCCAGGAAAAGAAGTAAAATTGGTATTAGATGAAACATCTGACTAACGACAGACCAGATAGTATGCATGCTGAATGGGTAATAAGTAATGTGTGTAACTATACTTGTAACTATTGCGACCCAAAACTATACGGGGGCTCATCAGGCTGGCCTGATTTACAAAAAAGTTTAGACTTTTGGCAGTACATACACACAGATGTTAACCCTAATGCTAAAATGTTAACACTTAGTGGCGGTGAGCCAACTATATGGCCAAAACTAAGTGAATTTTTTAATAGGTTAGATCCTAGTTACAAAAAAGCTATAGTTACAAACGGTAGTAGGACATTACGTTGGTGGCGCAAGTTTATTGATAATACTCAAATGACACAAATTGCAATTAGTGTTCATCTTGAATTTGCAGATGTTAATCATATTAAAGAAGTTATTAAAATTATAGGACCTCATTGTAGAGTTACAGTCTTAATGATGTTAGACGAAAATTCAGTTACAAAAGGTCGACATTTTGCAGAAACTCTGTCTAATGAAGATTTATATTGTAAAATTGTAGTCAAACCTATAACACGTAGGTGGAATGGTATTAACGAAACATGTACATATGATAACGAAGTATTAGATTGGATTAAAACTTTTGATTACGATAAAAATAGTCCTGCTATGAAAAATGAGAATCGTACAACAGCAGTTAACATAATTATCGACGGCGAAGAAAAACCTGTGTTTTATATGTATGAAATGATCTCAAAAAATATGCATAAATTTAAAGGATGGCGCTGTCATGCAGGAACACACAGACTAGTTGTGTGGCACGATGGTAATGTGTATGGTGCACAGTGTACTACTGCTAAAAGAAATAAATTAGGTAATATAGCCAACGGAAGGTTAGATAAAAAGATTGAACCATTAATTTGTGATACAGAATTCTGTGCTTGTGTTCCTGACATACGCATACCTAAGGAGATAGTATGATTTATATAGACGGTGATAGTTGTCTGTATGGCAGCGGAATTGAACAACACGTATATGGATTTACAAAATTTTATACTGGGCGTGAAAATAAAGAAAGATTTATGAACGGAAAAATCCAGAAAGCCAATGTTAAAATGAATGATATTAGGAAGAAATCAAGAAAAATAACAGACGACCATGTAGAGTTCATAGAAGCAAATAACGTTGCGGCCCAGCTCCGTAAAAGGGGCGTAGAGTCATATACGAGAGCTGCAGGAGGCAGTAGTAATCAAGCTATTTGTATGCGTATAATAGAAGCAGTGATACAAGATAATATAAAAACAGTTATATTTTGCCCTACAAACTTTCAAAGAATACTTTATCCTAAGCTAAAAGCTCAGAGTTTAACCTTTGGAAGCGGTGAGTTTAACAAAGAATATGAGACATATTTAAAAAATTGGATAAGGCATTTTAGTTCTAGTCAAACTATGTATTTAGAAGCAAATGCACTGCTAGGATTAATAAATTTTTGCAAAGATAACAATGTAGAGTTATTAGGCACTAAAACTGCAAACTACGTACATGGATATACAACCACAACTTTAATGTCTCCGCAAATACAAAAAATAGTAGATCAAATAAATGAACTTTGTATATTTGATTTAGGTTCTGATTTTGACGATGATGAAAAAAGAATATTTACTGAATGTGGACATCCTAGTTTAGAACGCCATGTCAAACTTGCGGAGGATATATGTACGCACTTGAAAATATAAGAAGTGTTCATCTTGAAGTGACACAAAACTGTCAAGCAAGTTGTCCTATGTGCGACCGTAACATGAACGGCGAAGGAATTAATCCTCACATTAATTTAGACGAATTGTCTATTAAAGATTGTAAGGATATATTTTCTATAGATTTTATTAAACAATTAGATACAATGTATATGTGTGGTAACTTAGGTGATCCTATTGTTACTCGAGACACACTAGAAATATTCAAATACTTTAGACAACACAATCCTAACATGTGGTTAAGTATGAATACAAACGCAGGTGCAAGAGACGAAGCATGGTGGAGTGAACTTGCTAAAGTTTTTGGCAGGATGGGTTCTGTTATTTTTAGTGTAGACGGCCTTAGAGATACTAACCACTTATACAGGCAGGGGGTTAACTGGGACAATGTAGTAAGAAGTGCTAAGGCATTTTTACGTGCAGGCGGAAGAGCCCGTTGGGACTTTCTTATTTTCGAACATAACCAACATCAAGTACAAGCAGCAGAAGCAATAGCAAAGGAATGGGGTTTTGAAAAGTTTATTGCTAAGAAAACAGGTAGATTTATAAATGCTAGTAGCGAAAAGAAAGATACACATCAAGCTGTAAGTAGAAAAGGCGAAAAAACTACAGAACTTAAAAAGCCTGACACAAAGTATCAAAACAAAGAGTTAAGCAAACAAGAACAATTGATTAAAAAATACGGCAGCATGGATGCTTATTACGATGCAGTACCTATTAACTGTAAAGTAAAAGACAAAGGCGAAATATATGTTACAGCAGAAGGTTTAGTTTTGCCATGTTGCTGGACTGCTGGCCGTATGTACAAATGGTGGCATAAAGATCCTAAGGTAGAACAAATATGGGATTTTATTGGCGATAAAGAATCTATAAGTGCAAAGCAAGGTATAGAACATGTTTTTACAAGTGGTATTTTTGATAAGATACAAGACAGTTGGAATATACAAGGATGTGATAACGGCAAACTAAAAGTTTGCAGTATGAAATGCGGTGCGGAGTTTGATCCGTTTGCTGCACAGTTTAAGGAGTAAAAAAATGACATTTACAATATTGGAAAACTTTCCACAAGACTTATTAGACGAACTAAAGGCAATTTGGTATGAAGGTGATTGGAAACGCGAAATAGAAGCTAGTCCTGGTTCTATGTGGCACCATCATTTAAGAGCTAGTCATCCTATATTTGAAAGATTCCCAGAAGAAACCCGCACACTAGAATATTATAGTAATCCTCCACATTGTGGAAACGGTCCGCACTTAGATAGAGGCAGATGGAGTGCAATGAATATACCTATTGAAATGGATCACGAAAATAGTTACTTTTTAGCCGGCAAGACTCACTTATTAAAAGGATATACTAGAAAGCGTCATTTAGATCAATACAAAGACGGTCATAAAGTAAACAGTACAGGACCTATTGGATTTTTTAAAGAAGAAGAAGATAAGTTTGATTATTATAACTTAGAAAAGCCTGTTCTGTTTAGTACAAAAACACCTCACGGATTTGCCAATAATAGTGATCGTCCTAGAGTATTGCTTAGTGCTACCTTTAATTTAACTTATGAACAAATGCTTAATATTTTGCCAGAGGAATGGTTTGCATAATGTTTTATTCGTTGCCTTTAAGTCACATACATATAGAACTAACAACTAAGTGTAATGCTGCATGTCCGATGTGTATGAGAAACTTAAATGGTGACGTAGATCATCCTAATCTAATTAAAACAGACTTTGATGTAAACTGGTTTGATAATATAGATTTACCTGCAAACAAACTTACGCTATGTGGTAACTACGGTGATCCGTGTGTACATCCTGACCTGCATCTTGTTGTTGAAAGATGGATACAGCAATACAACAAGCCTATTCTAATGATGACCAATGGCGGTGCTAGAAAGCCTGATTACTGGCGTTCTCTAGCAGAAACAGCAGGTGACAAGATGCATGTAGTATTTGGTATAGATGGTCTTGCAGACACAAATCATCTTTATCGTAGACATGTGCAATGGGACAAACTAATAGAAAATGCACAAGCATATATAGACGCCGGCGGCAGTGCAACTTGGAAGTATATTATATTTGAACATAACAAGCATCAAGTTGAAAAAGCCGCAGAACTTGCAAAAAAGCTAGGTTTCAAAAAATTTGAGAAAATTAAAACAAATAGATTTGAAAAAGATTACTTGCCTGTTGTTGACAAAAACAATAAAGAAATATACAGGCTATACGAAGCAAAAGTTGAAGAAGATGGATATACGTCAAAAAATCCTAATCGTATACAAACTACAAAAGAATGGACAGGCGAGATAGCTTGTTATGCAAAGAAAGAAAGCAGTGTATACATAGCTGCTGACGGCAGAGTGTATCCGTGTTGCAACACTGGATATCACTACAATACTGATAGATCGTTGAATAAAGAAATACATGAACTACAACAGCAAGTGGGTGCTCCTAATATTTCAAAAGAAAAGTTAAGTGATGTAGTGCAAAGTGATTTCTTTGCAACAGTAGAAGATCGCTGGAGTTCTCAACCCCTTAAAAAATGCAAGAAAACCTGTGGAGTGTTGCGTGATAATTTACACAAGGTAGAAATTTTTGAGTAAACTACATATATTATAAATACATTATGAGCAATAAAACATTACCATCAGAGACATTTTGTGCATTACCGTGGATGCACCTCAGCAGTAGACCCGACGGAAAAATGCGTACATGTTGCACATCTAATGCAAGTAGTGTACAAGATCCGGATTCAAATAAAAAAGTCGGCGGCGGCGAAGTTGGCGTAGTAAAAAATGATGACGGCGTTCCAGCTAACTTTAATCATACTACGTTGGAAGAAGCATGGAATAGTGGTTATATGCGTAATGTTCGTAAGATGATGCTGCGCGGCGAAAAACCTGCTAGTTGTTTAAAGTGTTACAAAGAAGAGGAACAAGGACATCTAAGTAAACGTAACTGGGAAACAGAATACTGGGGCAATAGATTTAATATAGATGAACTAGTTGCTGAAACAAAAGAAGATGGAAGCATACCTCCTAAGATTAGGTATATTGATTTACGTTTAGGTAGTAAGTGTCAACTTGCTTGCGTAATGTGTTCACCACATGATAGTACAGGATGGATCAAAGACTGGAAAGCTATTAACCCTAAAATTAAAAACGAAAAACTTGCTAACACTAGTCAGTGGCATAATAAAGGACGCAATGACGGAGCAAGTTATAATTGGCATAAAAACAATCCTCGCTTTTGGGCAGATTTAATGGATCAAATTCCTCACATGTATCAATTATATTTTGCTGGCGGCGAAAGTTTAATTATTGAGGAACATTATGAATTGCTTGAAGAATGTATTAAACGTGGTCATGCTAAAAATATGGAACTACGTTACAATTCAAATGCTGTAGAATGGCGTGAAGATTTGCCAGAATTATGGAGTCACTTTAAACGAGTAAGATTTCATTACAGCATTGACGCTTACGGCGAACAAAACGATTATATACGTTATCCTAGTACTTGGGAACATCAAGAACGTGTGTTCCATATGCTAGATAATACAGCACCACAAGTAGAAGTTACTACAGCAACTACTATTATGGCACTTAATGTTGCATACTTACCTGAGTTTGTAAAATGGAAAGTACAACAGGGCTTTAAAAAATTAAACAAATGGCCATTAGGAGCTGGAGGCATAAACATGCATTTTGCATATTGGCCACCACAGTTAAATGTAAAAGTGCTACCTGAACATATCAAAAAAGAAATTACAGACAAGTACGAAAATGAATTTTTTCCTTGGATGGAAGAAAATTGGCAACTATTTACAGGTGTAGAAGAAGCCGGTATTACTAAAGAGCAATGGTTAAATGCGCCATATGGAATGAAACGCTTTAAAGGTATTATTAGGTTTATGAATAGTGAAGACTGGAGTGCTAGGCTTCCGGAAACAAAAGAATACTTAAATTTAGTAAACGAACGTAGAGGCTGGACAGAAAGGTTTCCAGAAGTATTTCCTATACTAAAGGATATAGTATGAATGTAAAAGATGAAAATTTTTGCATTGTTCCTTTTGTACAGTTAAACACTAGAGGCAAAGGAGATGCTAGAGTATGTTGTAGTATTGAAGGTATTGACTTTGGCATTCCAAAAGAAATGACTATTGACGAAATAACTTCTGATAATTATTCTAGTGACACTGATGTATATAATTTAAGTAAAGATAAAATAGAAGACTTATGGAATGGTCCTTTTATGAAAGACTTCCGTATGAAAATGCTTAACGGCGAAAAACTTAGTAACTGTGAATTTTGCTACAGAATGGAAAACAGTGGATTTGGAAGTAAGCGTACTGGCAAGAATAAAAGGTTTTTAGAACGTGTAAAACCGCATTTACAAAAGTATTATGATGCAAATGGTTATGTTGATGTTATGCCACAATGGTGGGAAGTAAGACTTAGCACTAAATGTAACCTAAGTTGTGTTATGTGTTCTCCTAACCTTAGTAGTATGATGTACAAAGAATACAACAAATGGGGCAATAAAATAACTGGACAAATGCAAGGTAGTTTAGACATTGCAAAACGTTCAGGTGAAGAATATCTAAGTCAAAGTAAGTTTTTTAAAGAACAAATAATGACAAATCTTGAACATGTATTATACATGGAATTTAGAGGTGGAGAAGTATTTGCAGATCGACACAGCATTGACTTTATTTGGAGTATAGCTAAAACAGACTATGCAAAAAATATTAGTTTAGATATAAGCACTAATGCAACATTGATAACAGATGAAATAGTAGATTTATTAAATCATTTCAAAGGCGGATTATTGCGTTTTAGTATTGATGCTGGACAAGAAAAAGATGAACTAATACGTTATCACACCAATTGGGATAGCGTCATAACTAGCATTGAAAATTCAAACAACTTACATAGCGAATGGGAAATGGTAACACAAACTTGTTTACAAGCTCTTAATTGTATAGGACTAGTACCTATGCTAGAATATTTTGATGATATGTGTAATCGTACTAATAATGAACGCTTTCATTTAGGATTTACAAGTGTACGTGGTAAAGAATGGATGCGTCATGAACTTGTACCTATAGAATATAGACAAAAAGAAATTGCTGATCTTGAAAAGTTTATAAAAAATAGTTGGTTATGTAATACTAGTAAACACAAAAAAAGAGAAACTAAAACAATACAAGGGTTAATGAAAGCACTTTCTACAGAAACACGTATTAATGATGACTTAAATAAGAAAGCCAAAGAGTATTATCTAAAATTAAACGAACTACGGAATGTAGATTATTGGAAAACATTCCCGCACTTGGAGTACTTAAATGGATTTTAGTGATTGGAAAATACATAAGTTTGACGACACATTTAATCAAATAGATGTAAAAAATAAAACTGTTGCAGATCTATGTTGTTTACATGGTAGAGCTGGTGCAAGAAGTTTAGAAAGAGGCGCAAAATACATAAAATTTATTGATGCTATAGATCCTATAGACGAACTGAAAACATATTTTACAATCTATGATAAAGATAAATGGCAGCATATAAAACTTGATCTTAGTAACGAAGCTCAAGACTTAATTAAACACTTACAAGATGTTGATATATGTTTTTATTACGGACATTTATATCATGCTACAAATCATTTTGACATTTTAAAATTTTTATCTTTAAGTAATATTAAAAATTTAATTATAGACACTTCATGGCCGTTATGGTTAGGTGATTATGATATGTGGAATGACAAAAACGGAATAATGATACATGATTTTGAAACTACGGATAACCATATGCATGCCTTCAGTAATGAATATGATAAGTTATATATAGGAATACCAAACAAGCAATGGATTAACTCGGTGGTTATTGATCAGTTTAATTGGAATGTTATGTCAGAAGATGAAATGATAATAGATTTTAAAAATCGACAACAAGTGAGATATATGATTAGACTTGCAAGGAGAAACAATGAATAAAACATTATGCCCTGTGCCATGGATGAGCCAAAGTCTTAGAGCGAACGGCGACATCCGTGTATGTTGTCAGGCACAGCATGGCCCAACAGGCGGAATACTGAGAGACGAAGACGGAAAAGAGTACAATGCTCGTACAGCTGATCTTAAAAAAGTACGCAATAGTGAATTGTCGAAAGAAATACGTAAGTATATGATGGAAGGCAAATGGCATCCTGAGTGTGTTCGTTGCCAAACAGAAATGGAATCAGGCATGAATGCTCGTATTGATTATGAAAATAAAATTTGGATCGAACGTGGTGAATTTAATTGGGAAGATTTATTATCTAAAACAGCAGCCGACGGCACAATAGAAGAAGATGAAATTAATTGTAGTTTTTATGATGTACGTTTTGGCAACTTATGTAATTTAAAATGTAGAATGTGCGGTCCTACTGATAGTAGTATGTGGTACGAGGATCAGGTTAAACTATGGGGAGATAGTTATAAAGACAGCCATGGCAAAGTCAAACTTATTAAAAATGACAAAGGCAAGTATGAGCCTGAAACAAATTTATATGATTGGCACGAAAGCGACCATTACTGGGTACAAATGGATAATAACATCGATCAGATACGAAAGCTATACATCGTCGGCGGCGAGCCGCTAATGATCGACAGGCATTACGAATTCTTACAAAAATGTGTTGATCAAGACTGTGCAAAAAATATTATTGTAGAATACAATACTAATATGACAAACATACCGCAACGTGCTTGGGACATTTGGAAGCATTTTAAACAAGTTAATTTAGGTGCAAGTGTTGACGGCGTAGGCGATTTGCAATACTATATGCGTCCTCCTAGTAGATTTGATAAAATTCATGAAAACCTACTTAAAGTAAGTCAGGCAGAAGGTAACTTTAAAGTATGGATTGCAGCAACTATTAATGTATTCAATGTTTTACATTTTCCAGAATTTATGGAATGGTTATTACTTAATAAAATACCTCGTGTAAATGACGATGAATGGCGCCCTATAATTACACCACATCCGTTACATGGCCCAAAATTCTATAATATTAGAATGTTACCAGGTTGGGCAAAAGATCATATCAAACAAAAGTACGAAGATTACAAACCGAGACTGTTAAAAATAATTGATGAAAGTGATTTTACAGAAGAACGTAAAAAAGCTAGTAGGAGAGATGCAGTAGGATTACTAGATCAATATGTAGACTACATGTATGCTAAAGATTTTAGTGAAGCACTACCGATGTTTTGGAAGGCTACTAGAAAATTAGATAAAATTCGCGGACATAGTATTGAAAAGTCTATTCCAGAGTTATACGAACTTCTAAAGGATACCGAAGTTAATGAGCTATAAGTGGCATGAAAGTTGTTCACCAGGATGGAAACAGCAAGATAATACTTTTGAATTTTATTTAACAAAAGGAATTGCAGGAAACTGTCCTAGTGACAACACACCTATAAAAGGAAAGTTCGAGTTTAAAGAAAGACAAGAACTAATGAGTGATATGTTAGACCCCGGCACATATGTTTGGTCTGCAGATGTTGAAACTATAAGTGACAAATTAGTACATGCTGAATATTTTAGTTTGTTTCAAATACACGACAAGCGTCCAAACGGTAGACCTCCTCATGGTATACAAGTAAGAAATGGAGACATTTTTTTAATACAAGAAGATGATGCTACGGATTTATATGTATCAAAATATAAAGGACAACTAAGTATTGCAACAAAAGTGCATGTAAAAGGAAAAAGTGTGTCTGTTGAATATATTATTGACGGCGTTAATGTAGCAAAACTGAAATCAAAAGTAATAGGAAAACCTTTTATAAAGTTTGGAGCATATAGGTGGAATGCTGTATGTGATGTAAAGCAGATTTATAGGAATTTAAGATTTGAAAGAACAAATGTTTCTTAATATTGATCAAATAAAAACAATACAAATGGATCACACTAGTAGGTGTCAGCTTGCTTGTCCTCAGTGTGCTAGATTCCACGGTAGTCAAACTGAGCTAAATCCATATATGCCTATAGACGATACAACAGTAGACGACTATAAAATTATACTCGAACCGTTTGAACGCGATAGTGTAAAATTATTCCACTGTGGAAACTTTGGCGATAGTTTAGCAAGTCCTACCTTTGATGCATCTTTAGACTATTGTATAGATCAAGGTGTTAAAGAATTTAAAATGGCTGTTAACGGTAGTGCAAGGAGTAAAGAATGGTGGCGTGATCTTGCACAAAAAAGTAACCGCATAGTTGTAAACTTTAGTATAGACGGATTAGAAGACACTAATCACTTGTATAGAGTAAACAGTAACTTTAAAAAGATAATGGAAAATGCAAAGGCATTTATTGACGCAGGCGGAAATGCACGTTGGTACTTTATTGAATTTGAACATAACTATCATCAAATAGACGAAGCAAAACGCATAGCAAGCGACATGGGATTTAAGCAATTTAATGCAAAGTACACAGGAAGATTTGCAGAACAACAGCAAAACAAAGTAGAAACTAAAAAAGGCACTTTAGTAGAAGATAAAAAAGACAACCACAACCAAAAAGACATGCAGGAAATAAAGCAAACCTATGATAGCTTTGAGCAGTATATTGAACAAACACCTATAACTTGCAAATATAAACAAGAGAACAGTATGTTTATCGATATGCAAATGAAGTTGTGGCCTTGTACTTGGATGGGAGCACCTGCATATTTTGGTCCTAATAATCCACAACGTAAGAGCTTTGATGCAATATATAACTTATATGGCGAAGATTTTAACGACATGCGTAAGTATGGATGGGACATATTACAACATGAGTTCTTTGCAAAATATTTAGATAGATCCTGGAACGACCAAGACGACAAGTTCAAACGAATATATACTTGTGGAAGGACTTGCGGAGATAAATTTGAGTTTAGCAGCGGCTATGGTAAAAACACAAAGAGAGAAAATTTATGATAATTGAAAACAGCCAGGACATAATTACTTTTGAGTTACCTAAAGAATATACAAATATTGGTATCAAATTGTCCGGCGGAGCCGATAGTGCAATAGTATTATACATGCTATGCAAATATCTTAAAGAAACAAATAGAAGTTGTGAAATTATTCCAATGACAGTGTGTCATGCAGGGAAAGCATTCCAACTACAGTTTGCTACAAAAGTTATATTTTTTATGCAAGATACATTTGGAACTAAGTTTGGTAAACATTATACTGGAGTAAATTATCATAGTAAATCATATACAACAGTTCAAGATACGGTTGTCCAAAATTGTTATAAGAATAATTTTATAGATTGTCATTTTAGTGGTATAACAGCTAATCCTTCAAAAGAAGTAATGGACAGTTTTAACACTGCTGGCCCTGCTGATGACAGAAACAGATTAACAGATAGACGCCCCACGCAACGAGGAAAATTTTACGTTCCTCTTATTAACATAGATAAGCAAGGTGTAAGGGAGTTATACGAAAAATACAATCTAATGGACACACTTTTTCCGCTAACTAGAAGTTGTGAAACATTTACTGATGACTTTAGTAAACATTGCGGTGAGTACAAAGATGAAAAAGATGTATGTTGGTTTTGTAAAGAAAGACATTGGGGATTTGGCAGATATGTATAATACAATGTGTCCTTTGATTTATAATGGAATAGCAACTGATCCTAGTGGCGGTGTTCGGCCGTGTTGTATTTTTGATCAGAAATATAATTTTCGTGGCGATGTAAAGGACTATAAATTAAGTAAAGAATTTCAAGAAATTGAATCAGCATTTTTAGCTGGCGGGTACCACCCCGGGTGTCATCATTGCGAACGATTGGATAACAACGGAGCCAGTAGTAAGCGTACTAGAGAAATAAGAAATTATTTACACAAATACAAAAAAGACAAAGTTGACTGGGAACATATAAAAACAGTAGGTTATGATTTAATTGATTTACGTCTAAGTAATAAATGTAATTTAAGTTGTATTACTTGCAATCCAAAAAGCAGCAGTATGATATACGACGAAACTAAAAAGAATAAAGATTCTACAATGTTTCATTACGCAAATATTTACGAGTTAACTGGCCATAAAGATTTAACTAATCCTTATGACGACGACAATATTGATCAGTTATTAGATTGTATTAACGAAACTAGTAGACTTTATTTTACTGGCGGCGAACCTAGCATAGTTAAAGGTGTATTTAAAGTTTTACAGCATTGTATTGATAATGGGTTAAACGAACACGTATATGTAGAATTTAACAGCAACTTTCAAACAGAAAATCCTAAGTTTATAAATTTACTATCCTATTTTCCAAAAGGATTAATGATGCCAAGTATAGACGTAGTTGGTCCAAGAGCAAAATATGTAAGATATCCAAGTAATTGGAATCAAATAGATAAAAATATAAAAAGATTTAAACAAGCGTGTCCTGATTGGAAGTTTAACTTAGCGCCTACAATTAGTATGCTTACAATTTTTTATCTTGACGAAGTTGCTGAATATTGCGAAACTAACAATTTTAAATTAAATTTGTCTAACCAATTATGGGGACCAAAATATTTTCAAACTAGTATTATGTCAGACAAATGGAAAGAGATTGCTCTAAAAAAATTAGAAAAATTAAAAGATTACCGATGCTTTGGTAACAACTATCAAATATACTACGATACTATTTCTAATTATATTTACAGTGAAAAACAGGATTTAGATAGGCTAGAGGCCTGTAGAACAAACTTAAATAGGATTGATGATATAAGAGGCATATCATATAAGGACCATTTACCTATACTAAAGGAGATATTTGACGAATGCTTGTAGTAGGAAATAAAGATTACGGATTAGCAAAGAGTATAGCAGCATTATATCCAGACGCTCATTATATGTCTAGAACAACTGGTTATAACTTAGGAAAAAGAGATGTTAGAGAACTAGTAGCAAAAGAAAGTCTTGATCATAATGTTGTAATGTTAATTAGTGCGCTAGGTGATTTTAGTCAAGTTTTACTTGCTGAAGCTATAGCAAAAGAATGGGTTAAAAATAATCATAACGGATATTTGTTAGCAATAGGTTCTAGTGCCGACACCGGAGTTAAAGGTTCAAAATGGATTTACCCTGTTGAGAAAAAAGCATTACGCAATTATATGCGTCAACTTAGCCAAGGTGTGAGCAGTGATAATCCTCCTGCATTTAAAACAACTTACTTATCTCCTGGTAACTTACATACTCCTAGACAAGATGAAAAGATGCCTGATACACTAAAACTTGATACAGATTACGTATCTGGATTATTGAAATGGCTAATAGAACAGCCGCACGATATAAACATAAGTGAACTTTGTTTAGATCGTATTCAAAAATTATAGTAGGGACAGGCTGTAGTAAAGTCTTGTGATCTAGACTTATCCCAAAACTGTGTATGCGATTTAAATTTAGGTAGTAAATCTGTTTTATCTTCACTATCCATGTAAGTAACAATATAATCACAAAACTTTTTGATTTCGTCATTCTTGTATGAATATTGTGCATACTTGTTACGGATGATGTCTTTTTGATTTTCTGGTAGCACAGTAACACTTAAATATAGCGGATATGTTAGATGGGTAGGATTTAGTCTTACTTTTCTGTCATCTAACCATTCAAGTGTTTCTGGCAAGTGATAAGCATTATATATTGTTATAGTTGGTCTTGCTAATACTGTCATACTTACTTCATCGGCTACCTCTACATACTTTTCTATATTAGTAAGTGCTTGGCTGTGGTTAGTTAAGTGTCTCTGATATTCATTTTCTTCTTTTACAATGCTGTCTAAACTTACAGCAAGCTCTATGTGATCAAACTCTTTCCAAATATCGACTATTTTTTGTTTTGGAAACACAGTACAGTTGGTACTATAATTTAGCCGTATATTTTTTGCATAACCTTTTTCAACAGCATATTCTAAGAGTGTCCAATGGTCGGGAATAATTAAAGGTTCACCACCTGTAAATTTTATATATTTCATATCTTTAAGATGCGGGTATATACTGTCTAGATTTGCTTTAGTGCGTTTTGTTTTACTAAATGTCTTACCGTGATATTCCTGCTCTTCGTCAAACAGTTTGTGGCTATATCGACTGTCGCACATTCTACACATAAGATTACAGTCGTTACTTAGGCTAAGTTCTAAGTACTCTAGTTTATTATCGTTTGTGTCAACATGTTTCTCGCCTACTTTAGTGTGTTCATTAAGACGCATACGTAGACTTTTCTTATTGTTATCTTCTTCTTCATAACATCGTTTACAACCTTCTAAACGTTCACCGCGAAGTACACGCTTACGCAAATCATTTTGAAAGTCACTGTCAAATATATCTTGAATACTATGGTTATCTAGTGTATGATTTTTAGGACGATGGTCTTCTAAGAATCTACAACAGGGTTTTACTCTACCAGTACCGTCTACCATCTGGTGATTCCATAATACTGAACAAAATGTTTTGCTTCTCATAAATATATTTATATGCGTATATTATTAAAGGATAAAATGTGGAACCAGTAGCAAGTTATTTCAAATGGAACCCTACAGGGGCATTTAGTGTAGATTGGTATATAGGAAAACGTTGTAACTTTGCTTGTAGTTATTGTGTTGATTATTTACATGACTATACTAGTCCACACGTTCCTCTAGACAACATGAAAAAATTAGTTGATCTTATTTACGAAAAAGAAGGATCAAATGTCTTATGGAGTTTAACAGGGGGCGAACCAACATTAAATCCTAAGTTTTTAGATCTGTGTTCTTATATACGTGAAAAAGGTCGTAAGTATATTAGTGTAACTACTAACGGATCACGTACATTAAAGTATCATAAAGACTTGTTTGATCTAGTTGACGGAATTACACAAAGTTTCCATTTTGAATTTATGGAAAATCGTATTGAAGAATACATAGAAAAGTTTATAGAATTAGAAAAGTATAGATTAGAACTTAATGCAAATCTTAAAAAAGGCGAGCCTAAAAAAACTTTAATTCTTAGATTTATGGTTGAAACAGGACAACTTGAAAATGTAGAACGTATGGATAGAGCATATAGAGAAGCGGGTATAACGAATATAGAACATAGATATATTAGGCCACCAGGCAAAGATAAAGGCAAAGGTATGCAGCCTGAGGAAAAATATAACTTTAAAGATAAAAAAGATCCTAATCAAATTACTGACAAAGCAAAAGTAGAAAAGATAGAATCTAAAGAAGCAAGTTACTATGGGCATAACGAACAAGGTGCAATTAAACAAATTTATAAAAGTACAGCTGATCCAGATAAGCGTAAATTAAAGTTTTGGTTTCAAGATGATAATGGAGATTACCACGAAGAGGATTATCATTACAACGAACTAAATTATGATAAGAAAAATAACTACGAAGGCTGGCTATGTTGGGCAGGACTTAAACACCTTAAAGTAACACCACCCGGAGACATATACATTGGTAGTTGTCATGTTGGCGGTAAACGTGGAAACATATACGAAAAAGATAGTATTGATTTACCTACTGAACCAATCCGTTGTAGCAAATGGCGTTGTACTGATAACACTGATTTGAAAGTTCCTAAAATAAAAAATTGGGATCACTATCATTTAGTTAAAGATATGATAGAATGGAAGCCTTGACATTATTGACAAAGGATGTTATAATTACGTATGACTGAAGATTTAAAATGGAGCAACTATGACTTTACAAAAATCCCGTTTGACGACATTGTTAGCGTCGGACAAAGGACACTCATATATAGAGACTTGTTTACTGTCAGCTGGCTGCTTGGAAGATTCTGTAACTACAAATGTAGCTACTGTTGGCCCTACGCAAGAAGCGACCGCAAAGATCATAGACCTACAGAACTATGTGTCAAAACAATTGACGAAATAAAAAGGCAAGCTCGTGAAAACGGATTTAATAGTTTTCATTTTTCTCTTAGTGGTGGCGAGCCTACTTTTCACCCTGGGTATTTGGATATCTTACAGCATTTGGCTGATGATATAGACAACACTAACTATACTAGCGTACATATGACGTCGAACTGTAGTCGTAACATGCGTTGGTTTGAACAGTATGTAGAAGCAGTTAAGCCCTTTCATAGAGCTAGTATTACAGCAAGTCTGCACACAGAACACGTAAACAGTAAAGAGAAGATGCAAGACTTTGCAGACAAGTTGATCTTCTGTCAGGAGCATGATGTACAAGTTACAATTAATCAAGTTATGGTACCAGAATGGTTTGAACGTGATTGGGAGAATGCTTTGTTCTTTCACGAACAAGGAATCAACGTTACCCTTAAACCGCAATCCGATCCTACTGCGAGCCGGGTGGTTGAAGGCTACAAAGAAGAAGATCTTAAAAAGTTATGGAACGGAATGCCACAGCGAGCATACACAGAAAACAAAAGGGTTTGGGCAGAAAGGCCTAAGCCGTCATTCCAGATACCTCAAGGAGTAGAAGGTAAATTAGATACAAGTATTCCTTGCATATGCAAGTAGAGCTTAAAGACTCTAAAGGTAAAAAGTGGTATATGGACCAAGCAGAACGCTTTAATGCCTTTAATTTCAACAATTTCGAAGGATGGGCATGCAATGCCGGTTACAGCGGAATAATAATACGGGAGCCTGACGGTTCGATAAAAAGAAGCTATTCATGTCATGATGCACCCCTTGGTAACATCGAAACAGGTTTTGAACTTTTTAAAACACCTAAAACTTGTATAACAAAAAGTTGTGTAAGTTCAGCAGATTCAAAGATACCTAAAGTAAAAAATGAAAAATTATAGCATATTAAGTTATAACAGGACAGGTAGCACAGTTGTAGGACAGATGTTAGCAGGGTATTTTGGAAAAGAATATCAAGCAGAAATAACAAATATGTCAACTGTTTTAATGAGGTATGACGAAACTGGTAAAGATGTAAATGTACCTTTTTCAGATAATTTGCCTAAAGGTACATATGTAAAAACATATGATGTTATCGACGAAGAAGTTAAGAGGATTTTTAATTACAATAATCCTAAGCCGTTTGAAATAGGAACTTATGAGTATAAGCAAGAAGTAGACAAAAGAAAAAGATTACTTGAATATAATAAGAATAGTGATAATAAAAGTATTTTTAAAATTCAACCCCAAACATACTTAACACATTTTAGAGATTTAGAATTTTTAGAAAATTATGATTTTATATTCTGTGCTAGAAGAGATATAAGAGAACAAATATTAAGTTATCTCATTGCAATGCAAACAAAAATATTTCATATTGGATTTAATAGTCAAGTAGTAGATGTACCTAAAATAACAATAAATCGAAAAAACTTTGAGTATTGCTTAGAAGGACTAATTATTACAAATAAACTTTTTAAATATTTTAAAGAAAGAAAACAAATAGATCAAATTATTTTTTACGAAGACTGGGAAGATGACACTAATAAAATATTGCCACTACTTGGATTCAAAAATACTCCTACAAAAACTTTTAAAAAGATAAAATATACTGTAGGAGAAAAACATAAACTTGTAAATAACTTACAAGAAGTATATGATTGGATGGATAATGAAGAAGAATTTAATTACACCTATAAGCTATAAAATTAATATAGACCAACTAAAGCATGATAGTGCTGTTGTTTTAGACAAATATCCATTCAACAACCATAATCAAATATGTTTTCAAAATACACAAGGTGTTGAATCTGATCCGTATCAAGGCACCGGTGATAGTAGATTAGACCATTGTCCTATGTATGGGCTAGAAGAATCTGATTTTACTGAGTTTAATCCTGAGTTTAACGGAACAGTGTTTGAAGAAATATTCAAAACATTTCCACATACAATAGGAAGAATGAGATTAATGAAAGTGCCTGCAAAAAAATGTTATTGGATGCATAATGATCCTGGAATGGTGCGTTATCATTTTGCTGTAGATACTAATGCAGACTGTTTTATTCTATATAGAGATCATGGTCATTATCATATTCCTGCTGATGGTGTATGTTATAAAATGGATACCGACGAACACCATACGGCTGTTAATGCAAGTAGAGATGATCGTATACATTTAGTGATAAGTGGCATATGATTAATTTTGAAAACTTTTATAAAACAAGACAAAGCCTTTCTGGATTTGAAGAATATAAAATTGTAAACTCTTTGTTAAAATCGTTTGCTAATGCAAGAGCTAACGATACTTCTATTGCAGAACCTAAATTTTCTAATTGCTATTATGATAAAGAATGGAAACTAGACTTTGCAAAAAAGCCCGTAGATATTTTTGAATATAGTTTTAATTGTTTAAGAATTTATCTTACTTACAACCATGAAGAACTAGAAAATGCAAAATTTTTTAGAAGTGTTGATTTATTTTTTAAATGTTTACAACAACATTTTAATCTAGATAAAAGAGAATGGTTAGATAAAATGTATAGCTGTGCTCAAGAAAGTGAACATCATAAGGCTTTTGTATTTTTACAAAATATGGATCAATATTTTGAAAAATTAAAAATTATGGATGATATGAAATGTTTGATAAAATAGAAGTCCATCAAGATCATTTGTATTGCACTCCGTCTCGATACAACAAAAATTTACCTTTATTGGTTATGAGTCATGGTTCAGGAGGTATTAGTGATATTGATTTAGATTTTGCAAACATAGCATGCTCTAAAGGATATCAAGTTGCTGTTATAGATCATTTTACAAAACGAAATGTAAAAAATCAAATGTGGCATAATGTAGAAAATATCTATCCTAGTTTTGATGATAGGGCTATAGATATTTTTGAAGTTCTAAAAAAATATAAATCAGAAAGAAATGTATTGTTTGGGATTAGTGCCGGTGGAACTGCAAGTTTAATTTGTAGCAGCGAATTTGATAAAACATTTATAGTGTATCCTGCTCTTGTAGGAATTACAGAACAAATGCTTTCTGCAAAAAATGTGACAGTTGTCACAGGAAAAGATGATGACTGGACACCGCTTAATCAAGCCTCTCGATATGCAGAACATGCAGATATTGATTTGCACATTGTTGATGGTTATCATGGATATTTAAATCCTAGAGAAGACAGATATTTAGACAATGTAATTAGTTTACGTAATATAAACTTGCCTATTCCATTTGTAGGCACACTTGAAGAAATAAATTATGAAAAAGGTGTGACTACAAAATTCAA